TCCAAAAAAGAGACCGGTATTGAGATAATCAATCCGTCTAGGCGAACACTCTCCTCGTAAGGAGTAGTGTACAGATGTCGAATTTACATTGGCATACACTGGATGGTGATACGCCTTCCCAACAGACATCTTAAGTCCAACTTCCTCTCCAATCCTTACGTGGCGAGCCCATAAAGATGGGTTTGCAGCGTAAAGCATGTCATCACCGTTTATTAAAACGTGACGAAGTCTCTGGTCATTAGTCAGACCAAGAGAGGCATGAGAGTCAGTTGTTGTTAGGAGGTATACACCAAGGTTGGCTAGGCACAGAAGTGGGAAAGAAAGAATACTTCCCATCAACTGGCCAGTCTGCTGATCGCCCCGGTAAACGGGGGCACCACGATCACCATCGGGATAACTCAACCGATGGGGGCCAAGAACGGCCCGAGCCCTAGCTTTCAAAGCTGGGGAGAGATCCTGTATAAGGAACTCAAAGATCCTTCCTGAATATTTCCAGGAAAGACCATCAGTGGCAGCAGAATAGTCAACGGAGAACCACTCATCGCCCTTCTGAGCAAACCGACGAAGGTCCACCATATCTGTAGGACAGAAAGGTGAGCCTATCAACCGGAATGCAGGAAGGTCTCTGAGGGCACCATGCATCGCCTTTTGCAAAGAGCGGCAGGAGTAGTACGGAAGGGCCTCTCCTTTAGAGATGACCCGAACCTTCATAGGTTCTAGAACGGCCTGAATGGTCGCGTTCAACCGTACACCTTCCTGAAACGCTTCGGCACGTGGCTTGAGAGTACTCCACTCATCAAGACCATCAGGCATTCGTAATTCCACAACGACATTGTGCCCTTTCCCATAAACATGGGGGACACAAACCATGCGAGACAAAACGCTCGCATGCAAACCATCGCACTCGGCTAAACTGGTCAAGTAAGCCTGTTGACCGCCAAGGGATCTGGTGTTTTCAAAACACGCACTCCCTGAAGCGGAACGACTCACCCAGTTATCGTCGAGGCGGCCCATCATAATATGACGGGCTCGCTCTAAGAGCGACACAAACGTCCGTTCTTCAAAGATACGGTCGATGGTCTGGTCGACACCGCAATCAGCGGTAGTCAACGTTTTAAAATGGTCATCGTAGGTTTCTCGGACAATTCCGTCCGAGGCAGGTAGCGTCGAACGCTTAGCCTGAAACCACGAATACCATAGATGCGTATTTCGGGGACAGAAACATGTAAGTCTCTGACGCATCCATGCACGAAGCGAGCCTGCTGGTTTCCAAACCAGATCAGGTTTCTTCGGTTCTTCGTTCCGCAAATACTTCGCGAGAGGGTAAGTTAGAACGTGTTTTGCACGCTTTAACCACACCGTCTCAAAAGAAGTACTGTCGAGATAGGCATGAAGCTGATCTCTCAGCTGGCCTAGGATCTTGCTGTCTGCGCTATGATGCGCAAGAACAACTGCAAGTCCACGAAGCAGAGCATCCGTCCTCTCAAAGAGAGTAGGATCTTCCCGACAGATCGTCGGACGACCAGGATTGATAGTCCCGGCCGCGGTTGCCTTCACGTCGAAGGCGATCGTATGCTCATTATCTAGCCACTCCATCTGCTTTGGTATGCAGATGAGAGTATCCAGTGTTATTGAACACAACTTGGACGTTTCGCTTTGTAGGCTAGTCTTTAAAGACTCCTACGGGTGAC